ATTTGTTGCGCTTGTCTTTGATAACACTTGACCAGTCGTGCCACCGAGTAAATCTTGCAGCGACGTATCGACGCCCTGACCGAATGTGTTGAAATCTGCTGGGAGATTTGTAACGAGCGAAGAGCTCGTCGGCATGACCCAGCCGAAGTAGGTAGTTGGATTTGCCATCGTTTCTCCTTAATTGACGACTAATGCGTCTGCATAGTCAAGTGTAGGGCTAAGAGTGTTAAAGGTTTCAGCGACACTTACATCTTGCCATTCCATAGCCTGGAGTGAGAATGGCAGTGGCGAGACAAGAAGTGTCACTGAGAGCTCGTTGAAAGAAGCTTGGAATCGCCAGCCCTCGACAAAGCCTAAGAAGTTTCCTGACTGCATATTGACCGGCAAGTTTGAGAGTGAAATCGGCTGACCCATAAAGACATTGATAAGAGCGTCACGATCTGCATTATCGACTTCCGGATTGGTCAATGCGAACGTGATGGATTCTAGGAATGCCTGTGGCTGGGCTCTTAGTGTCAGATAGAAATTGGCTTGAGATAGGGCATCGGCAGAATGCTCAAGCGATGTCGTAATCTGTTGCGCAAGTTTTCCATAGAGTGCGATAGAAGCTGCATCGGTAGCCGTCTGCGTTCCAGATTTCCAGACGATAGAGACATCATTGCGAATATCTCCGGCCTTAGTCTGAATCTTAATTCCACGGCCTAAAGCTTGATTAGCATCTAGATCCGTGTAGCCGTTAGTGGCTAAGTATGTTGAGCGATGTGTTGAATCTGCATAGGAGATGAGTCCAGAAGCGTCCTCGTATAAATAACCAAGTCCGGAAGTCGCAAGGTCGGCCACCAGATTCCAGGTGATTGTCTGACTAGATCCGCGATTGGCCAGCTCATAATTGCCTGGACGATCTATCTCTCCTAAGCCTGTATTTTCAGCAGTAGCCCATGTTGTAGTTGCTGGAGTGTAATTCGCCCACGTAAGAGCTGCTGGAACCTCTGACCAGTTATTGACCAGTAAATCCTCAAGTATTGTGTAAATCTGGTCGCCATCATAATCCTTAGTTAAGACGCCATTAGTTAAGGCCTTCTGAAGCCTTGAGAGGGCTCCTAGAGCCGTGATGGTGACTTCCTGAGTAATTGCTACTGAGCCGGTCTGTGAAACTGTTACGGCGACGTCCACGATGCTTCCGCCAAAGATTGGAACGTAAGCTCCGGCCGTGTCTTTGACTTGGATTGAGACTGCGTCATTGATTTGAGCAGTAATGGCAGCAAGATTGAGATTGATGAGATTGATTGTGCAATAGCCGGCTTGAGCCTGTTCGTAGATATTAGATCGCCCTGATGAGATTGAAAGGTTGGCTAGAACAACATCAGTGTATTCAATGCCAGCAATTAAGACTTTCCACTCTGGAGCCCACTGTGTCATTAGATTGCCTGAAGTGCGCCGGCTCCGCCAGTGCCACGATAGAACGAATCATTGAGCACGCTAATGATTGTGCGAGCAGTACCTTCAGCATCGATTGCGCCATTGACTGTCAGATTGATTCTTGCAGCGTTCTGAGAATCCGTAAATCCTCCGCCGCCCATAGCAGCTAAACGAGCCGCATTCTGTGAATCGGTAAAGCCTCCACCTGCTGCTGCTGCGACCTTAATTGCACCTGCTGCTGCTGAGGCGATTCCGCCTCCACCACCACCACCGCCTCCTCCGCCTCCTCCGGCTGAGGGAATGACCACTACTGGCACTGATGATCCACCGCCGCGAATTGCACCTGGCGCCCCTGTTGTCGCGAATGATTGTCCGCTAATTTTTGACTCTATAAGACTACGCGTTTCAGAAGCAGACAAGCCCCACTTGCTTGGATCAGTGATTACACCTAATAAACCTAAAGTGTATGACGCAAACTTAACAACTTTATCCAAAGCAGCGATAATTGTATTAAGCCAACCAATCATCTTTCCTAAGCCTGAGCTTTGACCTGTATTAGCTTCGCTGTTAAACACGCCGAACATTTTAGTCAATGAAGTTGTAAGACCTTTTACTGTTTCTCCAAAACCGAATGCGGCCGTTTCAGTGCTAGTCATTCCGTCTTTAAGTTTTCCTTTGCCACTGAAACCTAAAGCGAAAGCATTAAATGCTGGAAGAACGTTGTTGTTGATGTAGTCAATTAACGAAGTAACCATTGGCAATAAACCTGTGCCGATAGTTTCTTTGGCTTCATCGAAACTAACTTTCAAGATTGCAATTTTGCCTTGATAAGTTTCTGCATTTGCAGCAGCAGCTCCACCAAATAAATCTGTCAATTTTTGCTGAACGTCTGTAAATGACATTGTTTTAAGCTCTGCTGCTGATAGTCCAATTCCTAATTTGCCTAGAGCTGCCGTATTGCCGTCGTAGGCTTTTCCGATTGCATTGGCAACAGTCTCCAATGGCTTTCCAGTTGCCGTAGCAACATCAAGAGCAACAGTAAGAAGATCTTGCGCCTTGCTAATGTCTCCAGTTGAAATTGCTAGTCGCTGCAACGCTGGACGAAGTTTATCGTCTGCCGTACCAGTAGCCAGCGACATTTTAAGAATAGATTCTTCAGTTGCTGCAATTTGTGCATTAGTTGCACCAGTGGCATTTTCTAAAGCATTGGCCAGTTTATTTTGTGACGCTTCATCTTCAATCGCAGCCTTAACTCCATCGATTCCGATTTTGATTGCATAAGCTCCAGCAGCAGCTCCGGCTGCGGCGAATGCCAGCCCTGCTTTTTTGCCAAAGTCGAGCATTTTTGTTGAGGAGCTATCGACGTCAGTATTGGCTGCATTGAGCGATTTTTTAAGTTGATCTACATCAGCAAGAATCGAGAGCTTGAGTGTGCGTGATTGTCCGGCCATTTACCACTCCCTCAAGATTCTGTCGAAAGCAGTTTCCCACTTCGCAATCAAGTCTGGCTGGATTTCGCGTAGTGTCGGATAAATAAACCAGCCTTTAGATCCGCCGCGAATACCACTGCCTGACCAGACTGGGAATTGCTTAAACTTATTAGATCCGAACTCTGTGCCGCCCCAGAGATCCTTTGTTGTGCCACCGCCAGAGAATCTTTGACTTACGAAGCCGAAAGAGAGCTCGCCAATCTTGGAAGATTTAGACACACGGGAGCCACTGGCAATTCGACTGGCGGCCTCGCCTCGACTGGTCGCCTTCTGCTGAATCTTGCCTTGAGCGAACTCAGCCAGAGCTGATGATTCTCTTTTAGCTGCATCAGTAGCTTCTGCGTCCATCGCCTTGAATGCTGAAGTGATGCGACGAAGATCTGCCTTGTCATAGGCAATCTCAACGTTGTCGCTCATTCTGTTTCTCCAGTATCTCGAAGGCCGTATAGATCTGCTCCGCCGTCGTCCATTCGCTCATCGGTATTCCCGTCGCTATTGCAAGCTCGACGAGTATGCGATTTACGCTTCCGGCGGCGTAACTTTTGGGAGAACGTCACCGACTGTCACGTCGGCCACTGTTTCACACCAAATCTCATAGCCTTTAATTGGCTTGCCACCGGCTTCACGTTTCATCGCATTCCACGCAAGGAAGAGAAGATCAGAGATTCCAATCTTCTCCTGCGCCTGCGAGATTGTGCTGCCTGTCTTTTGTTCCCATTTAGCCCACTCTGGCGGCTGAGCAGTGTAAGTGCCGAACTCGCCGGAGGTGTATTCGATTGTGATTGGTAGTCTCATTATGTGCTCCCGTTTCTCTTTCGATTAGCTGATTGTTAAGACTGGAGTTGAAGCGCAGAGCATTGACCATGAGTCAGTCTGTGCATCTGGTGCAGTGCCGCCAGCAGTTGGAGCTACTGGGAAAGCAGTGCCAGCGAATGACGCGCCAGTTGCAGTGAGCAGAGTAAATGCGAGTGCAGTATTTGGAGCAGAAGTGAACGCAGTCCACATCGCTTCAAAGAGTGATGATGCAACGCCCCAGTCTGCAAGAAGCTCGATGTTGAGTGTCCACTGATCATCAATGTGCTTATAGGCTTTTCCATCTAGTGTCTGATAAGTAGTAATGACTGGTGCATTGACTAGCGTGACGGCAGTTGTCTGCGCGTCGTAATTCACGGTGGCAAGAGTGAAAACTATGTCGCGACCGGTGACTATTGTTGTTGGCATTTCTTTGTCTCCTTAGATTGTCTGTTGTGTGTAGTAAGTGCTGACCGCGAGATCCGCCACTAGTAGGTTGGTCGCTCCGACCTGTTGGATTGTCGGACGTTGAACGTCTCCGACTTCGTAACCTGCTGGCATAGCTGCCATGATGCTAATAACAAGCTGCTCAAGATTGTCGAGTGCTCCGGCCGTGTTGTTATAGGCAACGGCCGCAGTGACCACGAAATTGATTTTCACGCGTACCTGCGATTTGCCGATTGTCGTCGTTTCTAAGTAAGGCGAATCTGGAACGATTACGCAAGCCGGCGGAATGACTGCCTCTGGAGGCGATGAATACACAGAAGCAACGACGCCAGCTAGAGCAGTCGCAAGAGTGCCCCTGACGTTTGTTGCAATAGTTGTTGGTGTAGGCATCACATGGCCATCGTTGAGACGTCGATGTAATTACCTAAAAGACCGATGACGCGATTTTGCAGTGATCGACCCATTCGATATGGCGACGGCGTAAAATCCACGCCTTCAATCTGACCACCTGGAGCGACCACGCTCTGGAATATCTCAACGCTGACGATTGTGACCGCCGTCTCGACTGCGTCGGTATTCGCATAAAGCGTGGCCGCGTCTGCCCCAGATAGGTAAGCAACTCCGCCAGGAATTACTGGACGGAAATCAATGTCTGCATTAGTAATGGCAGAAGTAAAGTAGAAATATGGAGCCGGATATGCGAAAGGTAAGTAAGGAAAAGGATCATAATAATTCGATGTGACTGTCTGTGTTCCGTTGAATGTAGCTGGAACGCAACCGGTAACGACAACACTTTGACCAGCGACGAATGTGTTCGGCTTTTGTGTTATGTAATAGGCGACATTATTTTGAAGATATACGGCGGCGACTGAGTTTTGATTGGCAGTCAATAGCGGCAGAATTACCTGCTCAGCAGAATCGATAATTCCTTCAAGATAAGCATCAGAATAAAGAGAAACAGAGACGCCGAGCACTGTCCTAAGACTGGCGACTGTAATAATTGCTGGCATCTCTGTTCCCTTTCGTGAGCTGCTGGGCTAGATACGGGAGCGCACCTAGCCCATGATTAGTTTGCTTAGGTTAGGTTGAAGCGACGAAGTCCGCCTGCAAAGACGGCCTGTGCTGCGATATAACCGTAAAGCATGATTTCAACCTCGCCTGTTGTTGGCACGTTTGTGGCCAATGAAAGCGCAGGAGATTCGAAAATCTCGATTGAACGTGGTTCGATAATAAATGCTGATTCATCGATTGAAGTTGCAACCATGTTGGCGTCCACATAATAATCGAGGCCAAGAACGTTTCCGCGAATCGATGTTGGATTAGCAGTTCCACCAGGATTCATTTGCATTGGCTGAGCGTTGTAGATTGGACGT